ATAATTACTTGTACTATCAGCACTAATTTGAGTATAGTTAGTATCAAAATCAATTACATATTCATTAGTATCTAAATCTTTTATAGCGTAATATGATGCTGTAGGTAAATAAAAATTATTTGTATATATTGAAGATGTTTGGTATACACGAGTTGGATATTGTGGTCTACATTCTATTCTAAATCTATTTACACTCTCAGGATAAAAAAATCCTGGGTTTTCAATTACTGAAGCATATATTTGAGAAGTAGTTAATGTGGTTTGTACTGATGAGCCTGTATTATTTATATAGTCTCTCCATCTAAATTCTAATTCAGGAGGATAGATTGTGTGAGTATCTACTGAGAAGAATTTTAAATCAGGTTGAATTGCTTCTAAATTACTAAATTCAATAGAATCACTCCATTTAATGATAAATCCTTCATTGTTAAAAGAACCACTATACCAAGCTTTAACAGTATCTGTTACAACTATATTTAAATCTTTATCACTTCTAATATCAAATGATTGTGAAGCAGGAATTTTTAAATTAGGATTTGATGAACCTGTATACCAATTTCCTCCTCCTTTATTTGAATTTAAAAATGAAGCAGTTACATAAGCTGGGAATGTTGATATATTCCAAGTACTTCCACTTTCATAGTTTATCCATCCCCAACTAACACCATCTGTAGTTATAGGATTATCTCCAAATTGACCAGTACCATTACTCCAAGTACCTGATACTGGGTATGCAAATACAGTACTACTAAAATCTACACCTTCAGCATTAGCAATATAACATTTTAAATTAGCCTGCCATAATGAACTACTAATTCTAGTGTTTAAAATACTATTTATTTCAGTTTGATCAAAAGCTAATAATGCTCTAAATACTCCTGATGAGCCATCTATAGTTAATGGATTACCTACTTCTAATATAGAATCTAAACCCATGTTTGCATTAGGATAGAATGAATATAAAGTAGCGTCTTTATATGGATATAATTTGTATATTGCCATTTTCTTTTATTATAATGATACTATTTTACCTTGAATATCTGTGTTAGGATATTTAACTTCAAATACTGATGGATCTAAACTAGGATAGATAATACCATTTTGTGTAGCACCTTGTATATCATAAGCGTATTGTGAGTATCCTAAACTAGTACCAACTTTATTTACTATATTTATAGTTTTAATAGTTTGAACTCCTTCTATTTTATCTAATAAGATATATAATTCTCTTAAAACAATTGGTTGATTAATTAACCATTTATCTATAGCAAAATAATTTTGTAATGCAGTTATACAAGCAAGTATAATATCATTATTATTATAATCTGGCAGTACTATTATTTCAAAATTTACACCTATGTTAATAATAAATCCATCTCTAATTCTAATTGAATCACCTATTACTCTATATTGAGATAGATAAGTAGATAAATTTTGTTTTAAAGTAGTTGAACATGTTCTTAGATTGTTATTTGAATCATATGATAAAGTATATAAATCTAAAGTAGCAGGAATTTCACCTGTTGATATATTTTGCGCTCTTACTGGTTCAATATATGCTTTAGCTATAACTCCATATTTAGAAGGCATTGATAAAGCTCTAACTAAATAATCATCTTGAGTTACAGTTCTAAGTTGAGTAGCAAAATTTGCTATTGAATTTTGTCTTATTTCTTCAACTGTGTCTCCATCTTGTCCTCCATCAGCTGCTTCTGGATTGTTTATAGCTACTGATCCAAGTATACTTTGAGCTATAATTGATGAAGCTAAATTAGAATTTACAAATCTTGGGGTACTTATTATTGTATTAATTGTATTAGCAGGAACATTTGAACTTATTCCTCCTCCTGTTAAATATATAACTGTTAAAGTAGTAGCTGAAGGAGCTATACCATAAGTTTTAGTAAATATGAAATTTGAAGGTGAGTATGCGGTGGTTAATTTACTTTGCTCTGATGGTAAACCTAAACCAACATTATATGGATTAGGTACTATTGTCTCATCATCTTCAAATGCTATACCTGATCCAAATTGAATTTGTAATGAACCTGTATTTATAAAACGAGTAGCAAATCTACGTTGTACTTGTTTTAATTTTAATAGATATGGAGTATCATTACTTAATGTAAAATTAGGATCATTAACATTTGTATTTTTTATTGAATCAAATACTGTTTCTTGAGCTAAATAATCTACTTCATACCATTGATTACCATCACTATCCATTACTTCTATTATACCAACAATATTTTCAGTATTTATTTCAACTGTTGAAAATGGAACTGGGTCATTAAAAGTGAAGGTAGTTGCATTAACAGTAGATGAAATTGCTTTACGAGTTTTCTTTAATAAGAAACTTGTAGGTTGATCTCCACTTATACTATATACTGTTATTTCAGTTGGATCTCCTGAACTTGATACTGTAAAGTCAATAGGATCTTGAATTAAGAAACTTGTTGAACCTGATAAATTTGCTTTTACTAATGAATTTGGAGCAAAATATAAAGCATAAGAAAAATCAGGTATTTGAACACTACCACTAGTTATAGAAGGTAATTGTTGATATACATCTATATTAGTTGTTGATACACCTGTTACATTTGGCTTATAGCCAAACATATAAGCTAATTCATATAAATTATTAGCTTGTCTAGCATATTGTAAAAATGTTTCTTGAAATTGATTATCTTGATAAAATGATAATACATCACCTACATAAGCAGCCATTTCTATAAAAGCTGTACCTGGAGATGATGGACTAAAATCATTATATGTGTTTGGAAAATAGGTTTTAGTATAATTGATAAGCGCTGTTTTCAATTCACCAAATTCTCTATTAATATATCTTATGTCTTTTTTTTCAGCCATTATTGAAATTCTAATTGTAAGTTATCATTTATACCTGTATCTGCTATTGAATAATACAATTGTACAGTTATAGTATTATTATCAGTGTCTTGTAATATATCTAAATTACCTATTATTACACTAGGGAAATATTGATTTATTTTTGTTTGAATATCTTCTTTTAAAAAATCAATATTACCATTAGTTATTTGTTGAAATATGAATTGTCTTAAATTTCCTCCAAATGAAGGATTCATATATCTTTCACCAGCATTAGTAAGAAAATAATTAATTAAATTAGTTTTAATAGCATCTTGAGTTAAATAAGTAGAACTAAATACTCCAGGTTGATTAAAAGGAATACCCACACCTATGGCTACTCTAGGTTTCTTATCAATAGGAAATATTTTTTTAGCTCCGTAGCTCATGTTGTTTTTAATTTATATTTCCAAATATATCCATTAGCTGTTTTTCTTTCTCCTGTGCAACATCCTCTTATAGCTGTTGCATTTCCATCTACATATTCAGCAGCTTCATATGTATTATCCCATTCTTTAATAAATATATTATCTAAAGAATATTGCAATACAATATATTTAGTTTTAGTTTTACTAATTTTATCACCAAATCCTTTAGGTTTTGGTTTTTTTAATTTAAAAATGGTTTCATCAGATCTAGTCCATCCTCCATTTCCTTTTTCTTGATTTATATTACATAAATTTTCGTAACCGATTTGGTTACAAATAATAGATTCAAGTTCAAATGCTTTTTCTTCAGTGATGTTATTTACTAATATTTCCCAAGTGAATCCATATTTATTAACTATATTATTCCAATAGTTATTTCTACCATATGAATGTTTATATCTATATCCGGTACCTTTACCTATATAAAAGCATTTTCCGTCTGTTTTTCTACGGTGGCAATATATGTAAAATATACCGTATGCCATTATTTATTAGGATTTAATAAACCCATAATTTGACTCATATCTACCTCACCTGGTGGTAATGATGAACCTTCTGCTGCTGTATTAGTACCTGTTGGTCTGAATATGTTATTAGTATTCATACTGATGGTTTCAGCGCCTGGTGCAAATCCAGCAGTTTCATTTAATACATTCATATAAGCTTGACGTTTATCTGCGGTTGGTATTACATCATTTATATTTTTAGATACCACATGTTCTGTAACTTGAGTTTTAGTAGTTTTAAGGGCTTCTAAAAGTATATCTTTTAGTTCATCCTGAATCGCTTCTCTAACCGATTCTTTAATTATTTGTTTAAATTCACTTGGTTTCATTTGTTATAAATATTTAATTAATTAGCTTTTAAATTATCTCTATCAATAATAAATTTTAGTTCATCTATTAAAGTTTGCTTATTTGTTGTGAATGATAATGGTGTTTCTATTAACTTAATACCATCACTATTAACTCCAATTGCTTTATAACGATCTACATTATTTGCATATGGAACTGTTTCTATTTCAATAGTAAATCCTTTATAGATTGACTCATTAATAGTAGCTTCAGCTTCAATTACTTGATTACTTATATCAATTAAATTTTGATCAACTGGGTCTAATTCTATATTAGTACATTTACTTAATTCAGCATCCAATTGATTTAATAATAATATAACACTTTTTATAGTAGCTGATAATACTGCTATTGCTATAGCTGCTCCTCCAATTATATTTTGGGCTTTTTCTAAACGTGAAGCACCTAAAGTATCATATGTTATTTTATTTGAAGCATCTTGAACAGTGCCAATAGCAGTGATTGCCGCACCAGGTACCGCAGGTGCAAAACCTAATGCGATATATGACGCCAATGTAGTGACATCTAATATATTTTTAGCTAATATTAATAATTGAAGTAAAGTGGATATACCTGTAAATGCTAATGATACTTGATTTACAAATTTAGATATACTATTTAATTTACTTACTATATTATTTCGAGTTTGAATTAATTGATTTAATTTCTCTATATCATCACATAATGATACATCTTTTGCTTTTTGAATCTCTTGTGTTAATTTAGGTTCAATTTGAGTTTTAATCTCCTCACCTTTTTTAATAAGTACACTAGATAACTTATCTATACCCTGTCTCTTTAAATTATCAGGTATAGAATTTTGGATTGTGATTATATCAATTCCTAAAGCCATTATAATGTTTTACTTATTTTTGAGAGTGTAGTATTACGTAGTTGTAATCTTAACTGGGTTAAGTATGGTATTAACTGAATTGCTGCGGGGCTAACAGCAGGACCAGCATCTGGCATTACTGTAGTTAAGGCCTGAGTTAAAGCAGTTAATTGATCAACTAATCCAACTAATAAATTAATAGTAGTATCACCTAATAATATAGATTCAGTAGCGTTTTTACCACCTAATAATACTGATTTTGATTGTATTATAGTTGTAGGACTGTCAATATTAATTGAGGATACCGCGTTTAAATTAATAGTTTTATTAGAGGTAAGGAGTATATGGTCATTAGTACTATTTAGTATTAAACGACCTGAATTTAATATTATTTGTTTACCTGAGTATTGACTTGGATTATCAGGTTGAGTTTTATAACTAGTATAATTAGTACTTGATGCTTTTATTGGTATTTGTTGAGTACTAGTTAGATAAATAGATGATTCATCATTATTTATATCTTCAGTAATATGAACCCATCCATCATTATTTTGTTTTCCTTGACCATTACGAAAAATAATAATTGGATCTCCATCTGTACCTGTGACTGACCAATTATTAGATGTATCCTTAACAGTAGAACCTAATCTAATACTATTACCCCATCTTCCTTCTGTTATAAAATCTCCTTCAAATGGAGTTAGAGGATGTATATTATCTCGTTCTTTAAATGTAACACCTAAATTTATTTCAGTAGATTGATCTGTTACTCGTCTAACACTACCTGCTTCAGTTTCTGTATAATCTTTATCTTGTGATGGAGGTAAAGCATTAGGTGTGTCTGGATAAGCATTATGATGGGGATGGTTCCATAATGAAACTACATCTGCATAATATATTTGTTTAAGAGCTGTATTTTTTCCTATTTCATTTGAAGGAAATCTAAAAATATAAACTAATTCATTAATTAAAGGATAATGTTTTATATTACTATATAATGGACGAGCATATGGAAATGCACTAATATCATTACTAATATTAGGTATTTCAATATTGTCATCAAATATAATAGTACCAATACTATTTTCTCCACCTAACTCATCATATCTAGGATGAGTTGGATCAAGAATAATACTTTTAACTCTAACTACATTAGTGTCTACTGACTTAATCTTTTGAGATAAACCTGCTAAAACATTATCATATGGAGTTGAGTTATGAACATTATTTATTGCTCCTTGACCTTCTCTAAATTTAGCCATTATTTATCTTCTTTACTAACTTTATTAATATCTGCTAATAATTGAGCTTTTTCAGCTTCAGAAATACCAAATCCATCATCAGTTGGAGTAGCATTATTCATAGCTCGCTGGATGATTGTAGCTATTTTAATTAGTTGCTCATCATTTTTAACATCTATTTCAAGATATTCTTTTATTAAAGGAACAATTAATGTAGCATCACCTATATCACCTACTAATGGTTTTAATTCAGTTATTAAAGCGGAAATTTGACGAGCTTTTTTCTTTTGGTTATCATATATTTCTTCCAACAAATCAGAAAATTTAGTTTTACCAAATACTATTTTATCAAAATCACTCATATTTATGTTAATTATTTAATTATAAATATAAATAGATCAAAACTTTACATATCCATATTCTAAATAAAAAGCATACCCATTTTTAAATGTAGAGTATAATGTATTAGCTATTTTTGTTATTTTAGGTGTCTTAGCATCAATTATTTCACGGATATATATGTATAATGCTTTTTTATTAAATATATCAATATGTTCACGTTTACGAAATAATTCAAGAATAGCATCTGCTATTTTGGCATCTATTTCTTTAGGGAACATCTTAAATATATTATTAGTACAATGTTCTACATATTGATCTATGAACCAATATAATTTTTCATGGCTCCCAACATTTGGATCAATAATATAAGAATGACGTTCATCTTCACTTATATCTTCAATAGGCACTTTATCTACTCGTTTTTTATAGTTTTTAGCATTAGATATTATAAGGTAACGCTTTGCTATTGTTCCAAAGTAAGAGTAGGCTTTAGCGCCTTTATCTGGGTTGAATAGATGGATTTTTGATAATAGGAATGTTATAACCTCATGTTGTAAATCCTCTATATTATCTACTTCAGTATAGTAGAATTTAAAGGTATGAATTATATTTTCTGTTAACTTAAGAAAAGCAGGATGTATCCGTTCGTAATATATTTTACTTTTATCTTTAAATGACTCACTTTTATTATACTCTACAATAGCTGCCTCTGTAGCAGATGTAAAATATTGAACTGATTTTTTCTTTACTTTAGTCATATTAAAAGTTTTTTAATCTATATTGGTCTAATATTTCTTGAATTAATTTTACTTTCTCAAAAAACCAACCAATTTCATCATCACTTTTAAATATACCTTTTTGATCAATTTCATCTAATTTTTTACTAGATTGATCAATTACCTCTGTGACTTGAGTAATGTATTCTCTATATGAGAATATAATATCTTCTGCTTTTTCATTTTTTCGCAAAAGATTAATGGTCGTGAATCCTAAGATCACGACCAAAACGCTTAATGTTGTTATTATTGCTATCATAAATTATCTAACATATTCATTAATCCTGCACTCTTAATACTACTAAGAGCTTTAGATTTAGTTGGGAGTTTTTTAGTATCTGATTTATTCGACAATGTACTATTTTTTCCTGTGTTAGGCACGTTTGAGTTTAATTTAGGTAGCCAATCACGTTCCCACTCAATTCTGGCGGCCATAAAATCACCTTGATGAATTATAAATGGTAAAGCAGTACGTGGTTTTTGTTCTGGCATATAAGTCATTAAATATTTCTTATTTGCCTCATCATATAAACCATCATGAGTCTGGATAGTAATCATCTCATTAAATGTATACTGGATACCATGAGATTGTAATAGGAATAAACCTCGATCAGGTACTGATGCAAATGGTAT